GTTAATACCGCGCTCACGACCGGGACCGACACGACAGAGCCGAACGGTATTGTTACCGCTGCGGGTTCTGGCGTCACTGGTGGAACCGGCGTGGCAGGCGCGTTCACTTATGCGAATCTGGTAAGCCTCTACTACTCGCTTGATCCCGCCGCTCGTGCGCTCCCGGGAACGGGCTTCATGGCGAAGGGTTCCAGCATTGCTGCAATGCGTACCCTTCAGGATGGTAATGGAAGTTTTGTCTTCCAGCCGTCGATGAGCGAGGCTACGCCGGATCGTGTTCTCGGCGTTCCTCTGATTGAGAATCCTGCAATGGCTGCGGCTGCTACTAGCGCGAAGTCTGTCATTGCCGGTCACTTCCCGAGCTACTACGTTCGTACTGTTGGCGGCATTCGCCTGGATCGCTCGGATGACTTCGCTTTCAGCGCTGATCTCGTAACGTTCCGCTGTACGTTCCGCGTTGATGGGGATCTGCCGCAGACGTCGCACGTTAAGTACTTCATCGGCGGCGCTTCCTAGTAATACCCTCTCTACCCCTAATCGGGGCTCCGTATTTATCGCAGGGTGCGGAGCCCCGATTAGGTCAACCTGCGAAAGGATTCTGCGATGTCCAACAAACGCAAGCCAAGCAAGCCGCTGAAGAAGCGAAGTGAATCCAGGGCGATCCTCTGGAATTCAAACAGCCCTTGGGCTAGAACCGGATACGGTGCGCAGACAGCGCAGGCCATCACGAGACTTCAAGCGGCAGGGCATCAGGTAGCCGTCTCCTCTAATTACGGCCTAGAGGGAACAACGCTGGACTGGCATGGAGTACGTCAGTATCCGCGCGGATTCGAGATGCATTCAAACGATGTAGTGCCTGCCAACTATCACGCATGGCGGCATGAGCACTCAACGCTAGATCCCTTGCTCATCACTCTCTACGATGTCTACATCTTCAAGGGTTCTCAGTGGGACGATGTGGAACAAATCGCTTCATGGGTTCCTATAGATCATTCGCCGGTTCCTCCAGATGTTGCGGCCTGGTGCCGGCGTCCGAACGTGACTCCTATAGCGATGAGCCGCTTCGGGGAAGCAATGCTGAATAACGCTGACATTGATTGTCTCTATGTTCCGCACGCTATTGAAAAGATCTTCAAGCCTACAGAATCTATCAACGCAGGCGGTAAGGATCTGACCGGGCGCGAGTTCATGGGTATTCCTGAAGATCGTTTCGTATTCGGAATGGTCAGCGCGAACAAAGGCGCTTACCCTCCTCGCAAGGCTTTTCCTGAAACCTTCCTAGCTTTCTCTATGTTCGCTAAGCATCATGAAGATGCAGTGCTCTACATCCATACGGAGGATCGCGGAGGTATGGGAGGAATCAACCTGCGCGAGCTTGCTGCCGCGTGCGGGATTCCTGATCATCAAATCGTGTTCGTTGATCAGTACGTTTATCGCTCAGGTATCGGTAATGATCTCCTCGCTGCGATCTACAGCGCTATGGATACGTTGCTCATTTGTTCTATGGGCGAAGGGTTCGGTGTTCCTCAGATTGAGGCGCAGGCCTGCGGAACTCCGGTCATCTGCACGAATGCGAGCGCATCTCCTGAGCTTCTCGGCGATGGCTGGCTAGTGGAGGGGCAACCGTTTTGGGATTCTCCGCAGCGCGCTTGGATGATCACGCCTGGCGTTCCTTCCATCATTGAAGCGATGGAAGCGGCTTACGCTCGGGGCCGTGGGAGATCTCAGGTAGCGCAAGACTTCGTGGCGCAGTACGGCGCGGATTTCGTCTTTGATAATTATTGGTTGCCAGCGATGGAGGCTCTGCGGTGATCCCTTGCATGATCGTTCCAATTCTCAAGGGGCCAGAGATCCTCTACAGGATGCTGGACACAATCGACTATCCGATTCGTAAGCTGATCATCATTGACAATGGGGACGCGCTCACTACTTCTACCGGATGGCCGATAGATCACGTTCAGTCAACGAAGGTAATCAAGATGCCTGCGAATCTTGGCGTGGCAGGATCTTGGAATCTAGGCATTAAGGCTGACCCGTTTTCCCCTTGGTGGCTGATTGCCAACTATGACGTTGAATGGCCCGCAGGATCGCTGAGAGCGTTCTATGAGCAGGCTGGAGAGGGAATCATGCTCGCTCAGTCTCCGCAGCCATGGAGTGCCTTTGCGCTCTCTGAGGATGCCGTGAAGCGCATCGGGCTATTTGATGAAGGCTTTCATCCTGCCTACTTTGAAGACAACGACTATGAACTACGCGCGATGCTGGAAGGAGTGAAGATCACTCGCTCTCAGATCCCCATCATTCATCACAATTCTTCGACGCTTCAATACTTCGGCGAGCGCAATAACGCTACCTTCGCTAGTAACTCTGACTATTGGCAGAGGAAGCGAGAGAAGCCGAACGAAGGCGGCTGGAGTCTTGAGCGAAGGCGAGTGAATTCGTGGGATTAATGGCTGAGCAGTACACAGACTTTAAGCGTAGGCATCAGGGAGAAACGATCTACGTTGTTGGCTCTGGCGCGACACTTGATCATGTACCGCGAGGATTCTTCAATGACAAAACTACCGTTTGCATTAATCGCGCAGGAGAAGCGCTCGGGCTTAAAGACTTCTATTCAGTGACTCACTACCATCTAGACGCTCATATTCTCGCTGATGCTCGCCCTGATCTGCCGGTGATCGTTCCGATGGTGGAGCAAGGTATTGGGTATCCAGCGAAGACTAGGCCTACTCAGATGAACGTCTTTTTCGTGCAGACAAACCCGCAGATGTTTTCACAGTTTGATACTGCTGAGCACTGGCCGACTCATGATGATCATCTAGTTTGCGGCCCTACCTCGCTTCATATGGGGATGCACTTTGCGGCGTATCTTGGAGCGAAGTTCATCATCCTTGCTGGCGCTGATTGCGGGATCTTGGATGAGCGAGACGCAATCGAAGGATACGCGCCAGGCGATCCCAAGCCTTACCCGGTTTGGGAGCAGCAATTGCCAAAGGTGGCAAAGAAACTGCGATCAATGGGCGTAGGAGTGATGTCCCTTAATCCGTTCGTGAATCTGACACTAGAGGGGCATTCGTTTCGCTCTCCTTCTGTCAGCATCAATTGCTAGAAATGTTGGGTAGAATGATCGAATACCTGCGGAAAGGATCGGCATGAGCCTTTATGCGAGTACTGCGCAGATCAAAGCTGCGCTGCGCATTACTGATTCCGTAGATGACTCGCTGATCAATATGGCCGGATCTGCGGCATCAGATCTCATTGATGGTTACTGCGGTCGAACCTTTGGAACGTCGGGAACGATTACGCGCGTCTTCTCCCCGGCTGATGAGTATGTGATCCAGATTGATGATCTCGCAGGAACAGCCGTAACGATCACTTCCTCCACCGGCGCGGATGGAGTCTTCGACGTAACGTGGAAGACGACTGACTATCAGCTAGAGCCGCTCAATGGAGTAAGCAACGGCCAGACCGTGCCATATACGCGAATCAGGGCCATTGAAGACTATTTGTGGCCCGCTGCGGGTGGAGAGGCTACCGTGAGAGTTACGGGCGTATACGGCTTCCCTGCTGTTCCTATCGTTGTGACTCAGGCGGCTGTCCTGCAAGGCTCAAGAATTTTCACCAGACTCCAGAGCCCGCTCGGGGTCGCAGGCTTTAATGAACTTGGAGTCGTCCGCGTGACGAGAGCGCTAGATCCTGACGTAGCGCAACTAGTAGAGCCTTACCGCAGGATGGTCGGCATCGCATGACGGTAACTATTGGAACGCTCAGAACGGGGATCGCTACCAACCTGGCAACGATCAGCGGCCTGCGAACATCAGCGACTGTTCCAGATGCGCCGACTCCTCCGCAGGCTGTCGTCATTCCTTCCACAATCACATATGACCGGGCGTTTCGTCGCGGCCTAGATCAATACGAATTCGTTGTAACGGTGATCGTTGGACGCGCCTCTGATCGAAATGCTCAGGCCTCTATAGATGCCTACTGCAATCCGATCGGGGCATCATCCATTAAGACTGCGATTGAGTCTGACCGGACGCTCGGCGGCATCGCTCAATCCCTGCACGTTACGGAAATGCTTTCGTACGCTTCAACGTCCATAGGGGATACGATTTATCTCACTGCGGACTTTTCAGTAACCGTCTACGCATAAAGGAGTAAGGAACAATGCCTAAATTCGTTGCGATTGATTATAAGGTAACCATTAACGGGACGGATTTTTCTAGTTCCATTAACTCCGTCGATCTGTCGATTGAATCAGCAGAAGTAGAGACAACCGCTTTCGGCTCTACTTTTACTACGCGCGTGGGCGGTTTGAAAAGCGCGAGCATCACGCTGGACTTCCATCAGGATTTTGGCTCGGCGTCCGTTGATAGCGTTTTATTTCCGCTCCTGAACAGCCTTGCCACGGTCGTGATCGTTCCTACTTCTGGCACTGTCTCTGCAACGAACCCGAGCTACACGGCGGTTTGCTTGGTCAATCAGTATCAGCCATTCGCTAGCGCTGTTGGAGATCTTGCAACGCTCTCGGTTACCTGGCCGACTTCGGGCACTGTCGTTCGCGCAACAACTTAAGGAAGGTTCCTGCGATGATTAATAGAATTCCGCTAGAAGTCACATATGCAGATTCGCGAGTAGATCACGTTCTCTGTACCGGCGCGGACACTATTGCGTTTGAGCGTGCCTACGATCTGCCTACGAACAAAATAGGCGAGCGTCTGGAATATATGTGGTTTCTTGCTTGGGCTTGCTTGAATCGAACGAAGCGCGTCAATCTTCCTTTTGAGGATTGGATGGCTACGGTCGATCAGGTGGCAGATGATGAAAGCGCAGGGCCGACAGAGATCCTCCCTTTGGAGAGTCCAGCAGTCACTTCATCGTCTGCCACCTTGCCTACGAATACGGACTCGCTCCTTCTGTAATCTTGGAGGAGTCAGATCGTATGCAAATCACCATGCTTCGTTACCTGCGGTGGAGACATACAGAGCAAGCGTCAGCGCAGAGGAAGCGATAGCGAATGGTGATGAAGGCTCAGGTTACGGGCGAGCAGCGGACGATCAAGCTGTTAGAGCGCTTTGATCGTGAGGCCTATAACGAAATTGCTAAGGGCTTCCGTAAGGCTGGCGAGAAGGTTCGGGATGAAGCGCGCATTCAGACTCCTTCCGGTAACGCTCTGAGTAATTGGGGCCGATGGGTAGCGGTTGACCGTGGGCGGGATCTCGGCTTTACCGGGACGCGCGTTCGTTCCAAGATTCGAGTGAGCCTCTCGCAGGATCAGCGGAAATGGGGCAAGAATCTCTATATGGTGAAGATCGTCACGATGGATTGGGGCGGTGCTGTCTTCGCTTTGGCCGGGACGAATGAGGTTAAAAAGAAGTCAAGGAACCCGAACCCTAAGGGCCGCACCTTCGGCGCAAATCTACAGAAGAAATACGAACGCGAGGCAGGGACAGCGAGAGGGCCGCGCGGTTTGCTTTATGCAGTGATGACGAAGGGGCCGGACGCGCGCAAGGATCTTGAGCGCGTAATGGATCAGGCAACTGCCTACGCTGAGCGCATCATCAATAGGGGGGCATGATGGCTCGCGGTGCTATCTCCGTTCAGATCACGGGCGATTACAACAACCGAGACGTTAAGCGCGCCATCGCTGATCTACAACTATTGGAGAAGCAAGGCGGCGTGGCTGCCGCAGGCATGTCGAAGATGTCCGGTGTCGCTGCTGGAATGGGCGCGGCTGTCGGCTTGGCTGCGATCGAGGCTGTTCAGGCAGGCGCTCGAATGGCTCTTGAATTCGGCGTTAACGGAGTCAAGGCATTCCTAGACGATGAGGCAGCTGCCGCAAAGCTTGCTAGGACGATGAGCAATCTCGGGCTTGAAGGTGCTACGGCTGCGGTAGAAGCAAATATAGACAGTCTCCAGCGGCAGACTGGAATAGTCGATGACATTCTGAGGCCAAGTTTTGATCGCCTAGTGAGATCGGTAGGCGACGTTTCCGAGGCAAACAGACTCCTTG